CTCGAACATTACTTTGATTTCAGATACTTTACAATCCACCAATCCGCTAGTGAAGTGTTAGCATCTTTATTCATAGATTTGGTATAACCTAAGAAATCTGGCATCTGTTCGACAGCTTCTGACGCCACCTTATCTATGTCGTCAAGGAAACCTGGGATATCAAGTCCGAGTCTATATTTATCCCCTTTGATGCAGTAGTCCGCGAAACGCTCGCGTAGCGGATGATATTCGCAATTCTGAATAATAGATAATTGCCGTAGCGCTACCATTTTATTTGACCAACCTTTATACCAACGTTCCTGTTCACACAACCTTCCTAAAGCCCGAAAAGTTGAATAAACACCTGCACATCTGCCATTTGGCCTATAATCTTTGTGATGCCATCTCCTCAGATATATGCAGTCCTGTTTGCTCACATACTGTTTTTCCTGATTCATCTCAAGTCCATGGGCAGTATATGTTTGCATTACATCCTTCACTGTGATACCTGGATAGGTGAGAATACCATCATCTCCCAAGCACATTGAATTAAGGTTTAAAACTTTACCGTTACGTCGGGCAGCCTCCCACTGGAGTGCTCTATGGACTAAGGTTTCATCAGCGTTTGTCCCGCCTGAACCACTGGCCATACCATGGATACCCGTTCTGACTTTATTCCAATCATACGCCAGAGGTATGGCATACTTGATAGGAAATACATCAGAAAGCCAATACTTAATCTTTTGGTCTCTATTTGCGCCACAGATCCAATTTATTAAATAAGATGCTGCCGCTTGTAGAGAAGGATTAAAATGTTGATCAAATTTACTGAAGTCCGTACACACAATAACATCGTTAGAACCTTTGGTGTCGAAAAGTTTGGTGATACGCTCATCAACCGCATCCATGCTAACCCAAGCAGGAACAAGATTCTCCCTCTGACAATATTCAATCAAAGGCTGATATAATTGCAATTCAGCGATGTTTACAGCATAGGGAAACATCCAAACCACTCGCTGTTTTACGTCTTCTTTGTTAGGACCACCTTCCTGGCCACGCCAACCTAGTACAGCTGTCGCATCATAAAATCCTCTAGGATATTCAATGTTCCAACCAATACAATTACTTCTTTCATCGTACGCATACGGTGTGATCTCGAAGGGCAGCGTTTTGTCAGTTACATCTCTCCGCTTAGTGAAATACGGTGAACCACTGTTTGTGGACTTCTTCATTAAATTAACAGTGTCCTGAACGGGTCTAAGACGTACCATACCCTCACCAAATTCATTACGCACGGCTACTAATGCGTCTTCATGAATTGGTTCTGATTCTAGGAGGATAGAATCATAGTAAGAATCAATGTCGGGCAAGCGTTCAGATAAGGGACGCATGACGGACATCGGTCCGACCTTTGATCTTAGGTCATTTTCAAATTCATAGAGAGACGGCCACTCTTTGGAAATGGGTTTCAATATTCTGTCCCACCCAGAGAGAACATCTTCTACGGATTTGTCTCTGTAAAATACAGTTCGGTATTCATCCGGTTGCCCATTTCGTACTAACTCGAAATAAGCTCTAAGTCCCGGATTTGGTAAGTTGAAGTACTTACTAAACTTTTCACTTTGTTTGTTGTTAGGCATAAGTGTAAGCCTCCTTTCAATTTATTTGTAAA